GACGGCGACGGCCATGCGACGGCCGTTAGGTACTTGCATGCGTTCGCGTTGGCTCTCAGCCAGTTGACATACCGCTCCGCGCGCAGTCCGACGCAGTTTGTTTGCCAGAGCGAAACGTAAACCGTCGTCGCGTCGGCGGGCGACACTGGCGCGGAATCCATTTGCAACGACGCTTCCCGCGACGCGTCGATCGTCACGCCCCCGTCGTCGGCGTACAGCACCAACGACGGTTGCAGAGCGATCACGTTGGTACCGGCCGCTTGGCTCGCGATAAACGTCAGTCCCTTGTACGTTCCGCCGTTGATTGACACGCCCGGGAATTGCGGCGACCCGTCGGTATACGTTCGGAACGACAAGGCGAGACAATTCGCGGCCGACAGAATGAACGTGACCCCGTCAACCGGAATGTTGTTTGTCGCGAAATGGTTGATCAACGCCATGATATCGGCGAGCGGGCTAACCGACCCCGCGGCCGTTGGTGCCCCGTTGGTAATCGACGCGGGGTTGACGCCCGCGACCGCGGCGACGGCGGGGTCGATAAATTGCAAGTCAAGAAACTGAGCGATGCCCGCGATCATGTCGCGACGTACCAAATCTTCCGCCGACGGATTCGAGAGTCGTACCAATTCTTCCGTTAGCACGATGATTCCGGCCGCTTTCGCGATTCCGAGCGTCGTCGCGAGAAACGCGAGCTTGCTAACCGGTTTCGGTTTCGACTCGCCGACCCAACCGTACGTACCGCCCGCGGTTTGCGACGGAACTTTCGTATTGAACGGGACGGTTCGCAGGTTCGGAATCTTCCCGAGAATCGTCGCGGGCCGTAAGAGCTCTAGAAATTCGCTCGTTATGTTCGGGTTGACGAGCGGGCCCGCCCACGTCGCGTCGGTCACGGTCCCCGGAGCAATGGCCGCTTTGAGATAGAGCGCGACTTCGGGCGTCGACGCGTCCCAACGTTTCGCGTATTCGGCCGCTTCGTGAAGATTCCCGTTACAAACGAGTTTCGCGCATGCGGCCCGGACAAACGCGGTCCCCGGGGGCACGTTGGATTTCACGCGGACGACGGGAATCCGAGCGACCCCGCCCATATTGCCGGGAACGATCGGCGTCGCGCTCGCCGCTTGGAGCTTGTCGAGCTCGCGTTGACGTACCAAATGCTCGTCGATCGACTTAACTTCGGTCGAAAGCTCGTCGTATTCTTCCCGCTTGTCGTCGGGAAGCGTCGCGTCGCCGGTTTCCATGATCGCCGACATACGCGCGACTTTGGCCGCGCGGGAATTTTCAAACTGTGAGATTCGCTCTTGTGTCGTCATACGGGGCGCAATCCTTCGCGCGGGTACGTGCGGACGCTCCGAATCGCCGGAAGGGTTGGGGCCTGACGCGGCCAGTAACGCGGCATCGATCGACTTGACGACGTCGATCGTCGCGTCCATGTTTGCGGGAACGGTGACGAGCGAGACTTCGCAAATTTCCGTTTGCGTAAAGCGTCGCCCGCCCGATTTGAGAATTTGTACGCCCCCGTCGAGTACGCGGTACCCGACAGAGACGGCCCGGATTAGACCGGCGTTGATTGACTGCCACGCTTCGTCGGTACGGTCGCGGAGCGGCCCGGGCTCGTCGACGACGGGGATAGTCGCGTCGAAGCGAATACCGCCCGACGTCGGGGCGTGAAGCGTCGCGAGCCCGATCGGTCGTGCCGTGTCATGGTGCCAGAGCAACGGAATGGGATTTGTGAAGCGGGCCCCGAGCGGGTCGAGCGTATCGCCAGACCGGTCGGTCGCGGGCGTCGTCGCGGTTCCCGAAATCCGACGCGGAGCTCCGTCGGCCGACTTTTTGACTTGGAGAATCGCCGTCGCGTGGTAGATCACGACGGCCGGTATCATCCGGCCGACGAGTTACGCGTCGGAAGTTTCTGTTTTTTTATTTTCAGAATTACGCAACGCGCGACGGATGACTTCGGGGACGGTCAACCGTTCCACGTTGGCGAGTCGACAGTACCGATCGAATACGCGCCCGGGCATGGCAAGGGAAACGACGACCGACTTGTCAAAGCGGTCTAACGGCGGGCGTCCCGGGCGATTCGCCATGGGATTTACGTTTGCGGTTTCGTCGGCGTTGGTTCGGACGCGCCAAGCGCGACCCATATTTCGGGCGACGGGCATCGCAGGCCAGATATCGCCTTATGGCGTTTCATAATGGCCGCTTCAAATTCTGCTAGCGAGTCGCCGATCGTTTCGAGATCGAATTCTTCCCCCGCGCCACAGAGATCGCAACGCCATTGGGCTTTTGTCATGACCCACCAATGATAATCATTTGGTACGACGGCGGGGGCGTATGGTCGTTCCGTTCCATGGCGTCGATCGCCATGATAAGCGCGTATCCGCCGTCGATCCGTTCCGTCGATAACTCTTTTGACGGTTTGATATTGCCCGCGGCATCGGATTCAACCGACATATTCGCAATATTCCAACGTAAAACCGCATGACCGTCATGCCGGAGTCGTTTCGAGACGATCGCCGTTTCGAGCGATTTACTAGGGGCCGATAACGTCGCGAAACCCTGACGTACTTTCGCGCACATAAACCCGTCTTGTTTTTCGAGACGGTGTACTAGGTCGGTTGCGTTCCACGGGTCGTACGCGACGACTTTAACGTCGAATTCGGCGTCCCATTCGACGAGTAAGTTTCTGACGTAGTCGTAATCAACCGCGGGCCCGGGCGTCGCCGTTATGAGCCCGTCGCGTTGCCATTGATCGTACGGGACGCGGTCGCGCGTGACCCGTTGGGGGATCCGTTCGGCGGGGATAAAGAAATGGGGAAGTACGTCGAACGAGTCGCCGTCGGGAAAGACGCCGACGACGGCCGTTAGGTCGGTCGTACTCGACAAGTCGAGCCCGACGAAGCATCGTCGACCGCGGAGCGACGCCCGGTCGACCGTCGTCCGACACGCGTCCCAAGCGGCCAGAGCAATCCAACGCGACGCTTGCTCCGTCCATTGGTTCAAATACAACCGTCGAAACGTATTCTCTTGAGCGGGGATTTCCCGCGCCCGGGCGCATGCGGCCCGCATTTCGTCGAGCGATCGGAAATCCCCGATCGCGGGGTTGGCCGCTTTCCAAACATTCTCGTCGGTCCAATCCGCGTCGGGCGGGGCTTCAAATATGACCGGCAGAAACGCGGGGTCGAGCGCGGGATTCTCCGTTACTTTTTTCGCATGCGCGTAAAGCTCGTACAAAATCGAATGGCGATCGTAGCCCGCCGTCGAAATCGCGACCGTGAGCGGTTGCGCCCGGGCCCCCGTCGACGACGTGAGTACGTCCCATAATTCGCGGGACGGGGCCGCGTGGAGCTCGTCGTATAGGACGCGCGACGCGTTGAATCCATGCTTCGAGTACGCTTCCGCGGAAATCGCGCGATAGAACGAGCCCGTTTTATGGTCGACGATTCGCTTTTGAGAATCGAGAATGTCGCAACGCGCCGATAGTTGCTCGTCGTTCCGAATCATTTGGGCCGCGACGTTGAACGCGAGCGACGCCTGATCCTTATCGGCCGCGGCCGAATAGACTTCCGCGCCGATTTCCCCGTCGAAAAGCAACCCGTCGATCGCGAGCGCGGCAATTAGCTCCGTCTTTCCGTTTTTGCGGGGCATCATTAAGAGGGCCATGCGGTACTGACGCTTGCCGGTCGCGCGGTTGATTTTGAAAAGCGGGCGAATGATTTTCGAGATTTGCCACGGGCGCAAATTGAATAATTCGCCAGCGAACGGCCCCTTAGTATGCGTGAGCTTGTTTATGATTTCGACTTTTCGCGCGGGGCCGTTCGGGTTTGCTTTCATAAATCCCCGCGCTCTAGTACCCGGGTAATAGCGGGGACAAGTACGTCGCGCATGGCGTCGTACCATTCCCGCGTCGTACTATTGTCGACGCCCCTTGCTTGGTCAAAAGCGATAACAGACCGGCGAAGCGTTTGATTGTCCAACGCTTTCCGAATCCGCGCGATTACGTCGTCGGTCACGATTTTTGTTTTATCCGCTTTCATGTCAACAACCCCGCCCACTTCGACGGCCGTTTTCCGTCGGGCGACGACGACGGGAGTTTCCGAGCGCGAGCGCGACCCGACGGCGTTAACCCGAGCTCGTTCCACAAACGCGAGCAATGCAACAACGCCCGATCCGCGACGAGCAAGTACGGATTTGGAATCGGAACCGCTTTCGTCGTCTCAATACACATTCCGAGCGCGATTACTTGCGCGTGAGCGGCCAGATACCGCGACCATTGTTGACAGAGCGCGGTTAGCGCGGCCCGCTCCGTTGCGCTAACGAGCCCCGCGGCCCGGAGTATCGGGGCGACGCGTCGCCATTCGGTCGACGCGACCGGATCGTCGGCGAGCTCTGCCGGGGGCGTATCGAACGACGGATCGGCGGGCGGTATTTGGGGCTCGTCGACGTTAAGCGGGCGTTTGCCCGGGTTGCCGCGGAGTACTTTAAGCGCGGTCGGTTGCGGACGTCGGCCCGAATTCCAATTACCCATGATTTACGACTCCACGCGGACGCCGATCGCTAACGCATGCTCGACGGTTAGGCGTCCGCGGCCGTCGCACGTTGGGCAACGTACCGCGTCGTCGAGCGACGTTTGATCGTGCCCGGGAACGTGCGACGTCAAATAAGTATGCGCCCGCCCCTGACTGAGCCCGCCCCCGTGACATGCGGGACAAACGATCGTCGGCCGTCCATGCGGCCATGGCTCTTTTCTACGTTGCATCGTCGGATCCTTCCCGCCCGGGCATGGGCCGCGGAAACCGTCGGAGCATGGCGTCGCGCTCGTCGGCCGTCCGAGCGACGATCGGTGTCCGGTATCCGCAACGCGGGCAAACAAACGCCCAGACCCCGTCGCGGTCGAGCTCGCGGATCAATTCGTGACCGCGGATCCAACAACGCCGGAGTACGCGGGTCACGACTCGTTGCGCCCCACGAAACCGGCCGACATGAGCTCGTCGAGCGTTTCGGCCATGATTTCGCAACGCGGCATTGGTTCGGCATGGACGAAGAAACACAAGAGACAAACGAGCGTCCGATGGGCGGGGACGTAGGGACGAAAGCGGACCCGTTCCCCGCATATTTCGCACGCGCCGAAACAATCGTCGTCGAATACTCCCGGCAGCGACGCGGGGGCACAAACGACGATCCGCCCGGTTAACCCCTTCCAATCGCGCATACATCCCCCAGTTATCAGACGTTCCGACGCTCTAACCCCTTCAAAACCCCTACGTTTTGGCTCGTTTTCGCGTTTTTGCGTTTTCGGGCCTATTTTCGTCGTCTTGACCCCGTTTTCGTGCCCATTTTCATTGTGTTTTTGCACGTTTTTCGCGAAAACGTGCGCGGGGG